CTGACACGGGACTATGCGACAATTGCACGTACGAGGACCAGATGAACAAGTTTTACAAGTATTCACCGGATGAATGGGGTACAGAGTTATGAACATATTTTACCTGTCACGTGATCCACACGAGGCCGCTAGGCTCCAGTGTGATCGTCACGTAGTCAAAATGATACTAGAGACAGCACAGCTACTCAGTACAGCACACAACGAGCTAGACGGGGAACAGGTGGCGTACAAGAGCACCCACAAAAATCACCCTAGTGCTGTCTGGGCTAGGGCTAACCGTAAAAACTACACATGGCTCAGGAAGCACCTGATGGCTCTAGGAGACGAATACACCAGACGTTATGGTAAGGTACACAAGACCATACAAAAGCACTCACAGAGCCTCCTGTGGCCTCCTAACGCCATCCCTGATGGTGGTTTCACTGATCCACCACAGTGTATGCCAGACGAGTGTAAGAGGGTTGACGCTGTACAGGGCTATCAGGTATACTACAACTACAAGGCAGACGATTGGGACACACGAGGTATACCTATGAAGTGGTACGGAAGGGAGGCAGTATAATGGATGACTACAAAGAACCAGACTTGTCACAGGAACAGATGATACAGGATATTTCAGAGTACGAGCTAGGCTTCATTGGCTTTGCTGAGACACTAAACATAGCACGTACTGTGTTGCGTCAAAAGTACAGGGACATGAGCTACAATCAGCTAGTCAAGGCATACAACCAAGTATTTGGAGGGTATCCAGATGAGATGTAAGGCGTGTGACGTGCTTCTAGACGATCTAGAGACACTAAAGAAAGACTCAAGGGGTATACACTACGATTTGTGTACAGATTGTTTGACAGTATCTATTGCCGCCAATTGGGAACTAGAAAACATGGCAGAGGTTGACCAGGAGGATGCTTCTGGTACTATTACACAGGATGATGTCTTGGCACTACAGGAGAACTATGATAATATATACTTAAGTATTACTAAAGATTATTAACTAAAGAATTAAACTAAAGAATAAATACTAATGAATACTACTATAGTTGAAACTAAAGTTACAGGGGGTTGCAATACCAAAAACAGTGTGGTATACTATAGGTGTACTTTCGGGTACAGTTAATGTTAACGAACGAGGATTATCTCATTATGTCAAGTCAAGTAATTGAAGGAACGGTGAACTTCTCAAACGTCACCAAACATGATATATACGAGGGGAAAGACACTGAAAGGTTTAGTCTGACCATTACCATGTCGGAGGATGATGCAGCTACTCTGGAGGCACAGGGTGTAAAGATCAGGGACTACAAGGGCAACAAGCAACGCAAGTTTACAACCAAGTACGACATCGGTATGTATACTGCTGAGGGTGACCGCTACAAGGGTGAAGTACCGTACAACTCCCGTGTACGCTTGAAGTACAAGATAGGTTTAGCACACCCAGTACACGGTAATCCGGTGTATCTGGAAGCTGTCAAGGTACTAGAGTTAGCAGAGGTGTCAGAAGAAGCGGTAGACTTCTGAGGTGAAGCCTACTTTCCTATACAAAGAGGAATGTCCTAAGTGTGGAAGTAGGGATAACGTGGCGGTTTACTCTGACGGGGGCCGCCATTGTTTCACCCCTAATTGTGGATACCACGTACAAGGGACAGGAGCACCACAGGAGGAAGAAACTGTGCAACCAACGTCTAACCTGAGAATGGGTGGTGTTGTTGCTGAGATAAGCGACAGGAGGCTCTCAAAGGTAACAGCACAAAAGTATCAGGTTACCGTAGACTACGCACCAGACGGTAAGATAGCTACACACTACTACCCGTACTTTGACAAGGACACAGGCGAGTTAGTAGGAGCAAAGCAGAGGTACGTCAGTAACAAGCAGTTTGTGTGTTCTGGCAACATGACCAACGTAGGTCTGTTTGGTCAGAAGCAGTGCCGTGGTACAGGTAAGTACCTGACGATAACTGAGGGTGAACTAGATGCAATGGCTGTCTACGAAATGTTCGGACAGCGGTACGATGTAGTCAGTCTCAGGTCAGGCGCTAGTAGTGCCGCACGAGAGATCAAGAAGAACCTAGAGTGGCTTGAGGGTTACGATAACGTAGTGCTGTGTTTTGACCAGGATAAGGCGGGAGAGATAGCCATAGATCAGGTCAAACACTTGTTCAGTCCTAACAAGCTAAAGATATGTGTGTTACCCATGAAGGACGCCAGCGACATGCTGAAGTCCAACAGAGTGCAGGAGTTCATACAGCACTGGTGGGACGCAAAGGTGTACCGGCCTGACGGCATCATAGCTGGATCAGAGACATGGGACGCACTAGTAAACAAAAGACAGGTACAGAGCATACCGTACCCGTGGGATGGACTAAATGCAATTACAAGGGGACATAGACCGCACGAACTCGTTACTATCACCAGCGGTTCTGGTATGGGAAAATCCCAGTTTATCAGAGAGCTTGAGTACGACTTGCTCCAACGCACAGACGCTAACATCGGTGTACTTGCACTGGAGGAGGACGTCGCAACAACAGCTTTGGGAATTATGTCGGTGGCATCATCTAGACGACTACACTTGGAAGAGGATACACCTGTTGATGAGCTTAGACCGCACTGGGAAGCAACGATGGGATCTGGAAGGTACTATCTTTTTGACCACTGGGGGTCAACTTCAGCGGATGAGTTACTATCAAGAGTCAGGCACATGGCAAAAGCCTGTGACTGTCGGTACATCATCCTTGACCACCTGTCTATCGTGGTTTCTTCTCAAGAAAACGGAGACGAACGAAAAGCTATAGATGAGATCATGACAAAGCTACGCACACTGGTGGCAGAGACAGGAATTACTTTGTTCCTAGTGTCGCACCTACGGCGTAGCTCTGGTACAGCACACGAGGACGGTGGACGCATCAGTCTACAGGACTTGCGTGGATCTCAGTCCATCGCACAGTTGTCTGATATTGTCATAGGTATGGAACGTGACCAGCAAAACCCAGATGAGGACATCAGGAACACTACGACAGTGAGAATACTCAAGAATCGCTACTCTGGTGAAACTGGCCCCGCCTGCTGGCTACGGTACGACAAGTTTACCGGACGTATCCACGAGTGTGCTAACCCTACGCCGCCGGAGACAGAGTTTTGAACCTAGTCTTCTGTGACATAGAGACAGACGGTCTGGACGCTAGTGTCATCTGGTGTGCAGTGTGCCGACACAACGGAGAATCGGAGGTAATATGTAATGAGCAAGATTTCAAGGATTACGTACAACGTAAAGCAGAATCTACGTTTGTTTTCCACAACGGAATTAGTTTTGATGTTCCTGTACTTGAGCGTCTTTGGAACTTTACTTTTGACAGGAGCATGGTCACTGACACTCTAATCCTCTCTAGACTAGCTGACCCTAGCAGGTCTGGTGGACACTCTCTGCGTAACTGGGGAAACACCCTAGGTTTCGCCAAGGGAGACCACGAGGATTGGTCACAGCTTACACCACAGATGATTGACTACTGCATACGTGACGTAGAGTTGACTGAGGCGGTGTACAAGCGGCTACAGGTGGAGCTACACGGGTTTTCTCAGGACAGCATTAATCTAGAACACGAGGTACAGTGGGTCATACAGGGACAGGAGCGTAACGGTTGGCTACTAGATCAGCGACTGTGCCACATCCTGTGTGCCAAGTTTAAGGAGAGTATGTATGCTATTGAGGAAGAACTCCAGAGGGTGTTCCCACCTATTGTTGAGGAAAGGTGGTCTGAGAAGACAGGCAAGCGCCTTAAGGATAAGGTTACGGTCTTCAATCCCGGCTCAAGGCAGCAAGTGGCTGAACGACTTGAAGCTAAGGGTGCTGTATGGTCGGAACTCACGCCTAGTGGCAGGCCGCAGGTGGACGAGAAAACGCTGGCAGAGAACAAACATGTACCGGAGGCTGTGCAGGTCTTAGAGTACCTGTTGCTACAGAAGCGCTACGCACAAGTATCGTCGTGGATAGAACACGTACAGGAGGACGGCAGGGTCCACGGAAGAGTAATAACTAACGGTGCTGTTACAGGACGCATGACACACCAGACACCTAACATGGCACAGGTTCCTTCAGTTAACTCACAGTTTGGTAAAGAGTGCCGTGACTGCTGGATTGTACCAGAAGGACGGAGGCTAGTGGGTGTTGACGCTAGTGGACTAGAACTACGGATGCTCGCACACTACATGGGCGATGAGGAGTTTACAGATGTCTTGCTTAGAGACGACATTCACACCAGAAATCAACAGGCTGCAGGGCTTTCAACAAGACCTCAGGCAAAGACTTTCATATATGCTTTCCTCTACGGAGCAGGAGCAGCAAAGATTGGAAGCATCGTCGGAGGATCTGCTAAAGATGGTAACAAACTTAGGGAGCGCTTTTTACGAAACACACCTTCTCTTGAAACTCTACGAGAACGAGTTGGACAAGCTGCTAGGAAAGGTTATCTCGTTGGACTTGACGGAAGAAAACTCTGGGTCAGATCAGAACATAGTGCACTGAACACGCTACTACAGGCCGCTGGTGCAATCATTATGAAGAGGGCTTTGGTTCTCTTAGATGATTACGCTACTCAGCACAAGATTGACTACAAGTTTATAGGGAACGTACATGACGAAATACAATCGGAGGTGGCTACAGAACAAGCAGAGAAGTACGGTTGGCTCGCAGTTGAGTGCATCAAGGCGGCTGGCCTATCATTTGACCTCAGATGCCCCCTTGACGGAGAGTACAAAGTGGGAGCAACTTGGGCTGATACCCACTGAGGATATTAACGTGAAAGAAAAACATTGCTCTAAGTGCAACACAGTAAAACCAGTGGAGGAGTTTTATAAGCATAAAATAGTAGGTTACGAAACCTACTGCAAACCGTGTCAAAACGAGAACAGCAGAATCAACAGCAAAAAAGCCATGTACGTTAATGGAAAGCGTATTCCAAAGTCTCATCCGCTACACAAACCCGGACGCTACAAGACGTTCACTGACGCAGCTTTTGACAGTCTAGCGAAGTACGAGTTAAGCAAGGAAGGACAGGTGTATATCATAACCAACCCTAACTTTCCTGAGTGGATCAAGGTAGGCATGGCGATAGACTCAGAGGACAGACTCAACGGTTACCAAACGTCTTCACCGTTCAGAGATTACGAGTTGTTCACCTGTTGGTCTGTGGCTGACCGACGATCTGCTGAGTCAGCGGCACACAGCCTGTTAGAGAAAACGTATGGTCGTAAAGGTGAGTGGTTCAACTGCACACCAGATCAAGCACAGGCAGCTATGTCTGAACTCATGGAGCAACACAAATGAAAAAACTTTACTCACTGGTAGACGACATCTACTCTGTAGTGTCTACCAAAGAAGTACCAGAGGACGTTGATCTCTACGAAGAGATAGACCGCTTTGGTGAGAACTGTAAGAAACTCATGTCAAACTTGTTCACAGAGAAGCGTGACGGTCGTAAGTTACGAATGTCTAACATCGGGCGTGATGATCGTTACCTGTGGAACGCTGTGAATAACTCTGACGTACAGGAGGACATGACCCCTAATACTTACGTCAAGTTTATGTACGGGCATCTGATTGAGGAGATGCTGTTGTTTCTCACTAGACTATCAGGACACGAGGTTACAGATGAACAAAAGAAATGTGAGGTTCAAGGTATTACAGGCTCTATGGACTGCAAAATTGATGGTGTCGTCACTGATATTAAAAGTACTTCCACTTTTGGGTTTAAAAAATTCAAAGACGGAAGTTTGGCTTATGATGACCCGTTTGGGTACGTTGCTCAAATTAAGGGATATGCACATTCAGAAGGCGAGACAAAGTTTGGATGGCTGGCAATGGACAAGCAGAACGGACACCTAACGTACCTCATGTACGACTCTGCTGACACACAGGCTCCGGTGTACGAGAAGATAGGTTACGACATAGAGGAGCGCATTAAGCACGTAAAAAAGCTCGTGGAGCAACCAGAGTGGCCGGAGGTTTGTCACGAGACCGTACCAGATGGCAAAAGTGGAAACAGAAAGCTCGCTGTTGGTTGTTCCTACTGTCCCTACAAGTTTACCTGCTGGCCCGGAGTAAGAACATTCCTGTACTCAAGTGGTCCAAGATATTTAACAGAGGTGTTCAATGAGCCGAAAGTCACGGAAATCCAAGCACGGTAACTTTAGGTCGGGGTTTGAAAAAGATGTCGCAACTCAGTTACAACCATTTGGCTTTAGCTACGAACCGTTCCAAGTACCGTACAGGATTGAACGAAAGTACACACCAGACTTTGTGTACGAGTACAGAGGTAGATCGTACCTCATTGAGTGCAAAGGATACTTTCGTGCAGGAGACACGCAGAAGTATAGAGCAGTGTCTAAGTGTCTCCCAGAGACGCAAGAACTCATCTTTGTACTGATGAAGCCTAACCAGAAAGTAAACAAAAGCACCAAACTTACTATGGCTGAGTGGTGTGACAAACACGAAATTTTATGGTATAATATAGATACACTTAAGGAGTTGGTTGATTATGTCTCTGACACTAGAAGAAATTAAGGAGAAGCTGTTGCGGTTGTATGATCCTGACGATCTTCTGGAGTCCTTACAGATTTCATCAGAAGAAATACTGGACAGATTTGAAGACAAACTCATACGCAGACTTGACGAATTTCAAGAGGAGCTAGAGGAAGAAGAATATGCAGAAGAGCAGTGGTGAAAATGAATGGACAGACTACGGATCTCTAAACGACGCAACGCCAGAGGAGTGGAACAAAGCGAGTAAAACTGTTTACGGTAAACTGCACCACCCTCAAGATACTCACGATCCTGTGGCGCAGCCAGATCACTACAACAAGGGAGCTATTGAGGCCATTGAAGCAATCAAGGCGTCTATGCACCCACAAGAGTACAAGGGTTATCTCAAGGGCAACTGTTTAAAGTACCTCTGGAGATACGAGTACAAGAACGGCATAGAGGATCTCAAGAAAGCACAAGTCTATTTGGGATGGTTAATTAAGGAGATCGCATGAAAGTCGTAGAAGGCAAGTTTGGTAACAAAGACGAAGGGAAGGACGAAATCACAACGTCAGAGTTTCTGTCGGCTTTTGTAGTCAAAGCGTTACAACACGAGGAGGAGGGACGTAAGGTAAAGGTAGCTGTTGTAATGTACGAGGACGGAGAGATGTTTGAAGTAGCGTCCAACGAGCAGTACCCTGATGGGGTTTACATGCTGTTACAAATGGCATCACAAGCAATCATCAACGAGACACTAGGAGTAACAGAGTAAATGGACGCATACCAACAGTACATACACAAGTCACGGTACGCTAGGTACAACCCAGAAGAAAAGCGTAGGGAAACGTGGGAGGAAACAGTCAACCGTTACGTCAACTACTGGGTAGACCGTGCGAGCCTAGACGATTTTGAAGTATCAGAGATATTCAAGTCTATACACGACCTAGACGTAATGCCCTCTATGCGAGCACTGATGACCGCAGGAGAGGCGTTGGACCGTGACAACGTAGCAGGGTTTAACTGTAGCTACCTACCTATTGACCACCCTAAAGCATTTGATGAGATGATGTACGTGCTCATGTGTGGCACAGGTGTGGGGTACTCAGTAGAACGACAGTACGTACAGAAGTTACCGGAGGTAGCGGAGGAGTTTCATGCAACCGATACAGTTATTAATGTTGCGGATTCAAAGATCGGATGGGCGAAATCGTTTAGGGAACTGGTATCACTGTTGTATACAGGTC